CCTGTTTTAATCTCTCCAAAACAGCTCGTAGTGTAATCAAGAATGATTACTGCTTGGCTTTTGAAGCCAATTGCGCCTTTCGTGTTCGAAGAACCTGAACCCCCGCCCAACACTTTAGATCTCATCGAAGATTTAAGAAAGTTTGATCTGTATTCCTACATTTCAAATGTTAAGGCTCGTGCGTTCCTTTCTGACCCTCATGAAGGTATGCCACTCGAGAATCCCTCCAGTGATGTAACCCCGCCCCCCACCTCTTCTACCTATTCTGAATCCGCTTTTTTAGAAGCTCTCCCTAGTGTTGGACCCCGTTCTGGAATTTTCTGGACATACTGTACACATTATCTCTCGGAGCCAGTACGTTTTCGTTTAAACCACTGGTACTATAAGTACGAACGCCTCGTTGAACCCGACCTCAACCTGCGTAATCTGATGTTGCTCGCCCTCCTCTACGGAGTGAGTGTCTCTACATGGCGCCTCCTCAAGCCCATGTTTAGAGAACGCTCTCGGGAATTCATTTCCTATCTCATCTACCGCAAACGTCAAAACGTCGTACCTTCCAAAGTCTATAAGTCTGCTTTCTCCCGACTTGTAGTCCCCGACTTCAAACCCATCTCCGATAACCACTCTCATCCATATTCCGCGGCTGCACGCAATGTAGCTAGCGCCTTATGTCACAATTTCGCTATCGCAGTTGGACTTACACCTTATTATGTCCAGATGTCATCCGCCGATCAAAATCGAGGATATTCTGGTTCTCGGTCCTATTTTTGGTACAAAGACGTTTCACTGAACCCAATGCCCCTACAACCCAGTGATCAACATATGCCTATCATAGTTGACACTGACCATTACATTGACATGCCCTATCTTTTAGGCTGGCAGACAAACCCTGTCCTTATTGCCACCTTTCAACCTCACGCGGTTGCTATGTCTCAAAACAAGCAATCAAACTTTTCATTTACCTTTGACTCTGACAACAATGTAGACTACATTGTTGCCGGGTCGGCTCGATACCAACACCCTGTCTGGAACTACAACAAAGAAACAATCACTTGTTTCCGTAAATTCTTTGGAATTCCTTACTGCTGTACCTCGTATCTTGTCGAACGCATTACAACTGAAGTGCACCATGAAATTATCATGCTGGCCCCAATCGGCTCATGGAATTTCTTCGCTTCACTTATGCTTTACGTCTTTGGTGATAATGAACTCGAACGCCTGACTGTCAATCAAGGTTCACACAACCGTCTCCTTGTACGTAACTCTGAACAACTGATGATTTCTACTGGTGTTCCTAACACCTTTTCAGTCGCTACCATCTCAGCAGAGCTTGATTCCACTATCTCACTCAAATCCTCACTTTCCAAGTCCGGTTTGACCAATGCTGGAATCGCAACTATGCTCCCTGGTGATCCCGCTGATCCTGAGATACAAACCAAAAACACTATCGCCGCTGTACTTCTAAATGACTTCCATACTCGCAATCCCAACCCCAACAAACCCGTTTTAGTTGCTCCAAACCCACGACAATATAAGCGCTATCAATACGGAGATAGACATGATGATGAAGCCAAGCCTTCTCTTTATGCCTTCATGTCTCCTATCATTGATGGTTCTTATGGCCCCGATAAAACCGCTGAGAACGAAAAACGTGCTGTACTCAAACGTATTGAAGAACCTAAAAATGACGCTAATATGACCCCCTTCATTGCCAAGTGCATTGATGAGTTCGTCAACCTATTAGTGCCCGTTCCTCATACTCTCTATCCTTTAGACTTTGAGCAAATTCCTGAACATTTTACCAAACCTGTTCAACGATTGCAGTATAACAATGTCAACGAATCCGGATTTGGTTTCGCTCACCGTATCAAAGCTTTCCTAAAAGCTGAAGCATACGGTAAACCTGCCGCCCCACGCATTATCAGCACCATCAACGACCATGATAAGATGCACTACTCCCGCTTTCAATACGCCGTCTCCGAATGGCTTAAGCAGTTCAAATGTTACGCATTCGGACGAACTCCCCACGAGATCTCTGAACAAATTGCCAACATGAGTATCCCTGCCACTTACATGACCGAAGCTGATTTTTCCACATTTGATGGATCCATTGGATTGACCTTACGTGAATTTGAAAGAGCCCTACTGTTCAGATTGTTCGCCCGTGAACATCATGAATGGCTGGACTATTGCCTTATCAACCAACGTAACTTACTTTGTCGCCTGCCTATGGGTACAAAGTACAATCAAAATAATGGTCGTGCCTCCGGTAGCCCCGAAACCAGCAATTTAAACACAGTTGATAATATGTTTGTAAACTATCTAGCAAGACGAACTATTACCAATAAGATGGAAACTAACCAAATTTTCAAACAAGTCATCGAACAAAGTGTGTTTGGTGGTGACGACAGCCTCGCTGCTGACTTACCGCCCACCTGTCTGAATCGAGCATGCAAAATGCTTGGACTTATTGTTAAGATCAAGATCACCCACCGCAACCAAGGAGGGATGACTTTCCTCTCCCGTGTCTACACTCCTAGTGTCTGGCATGGGGACCCCAACAATTGCGCTGACATCCTCCGCGCAATGAAGAAGCTCCATACTTCTCACGTTCGGGCCAACAATATCTCAGATAAGCAATACTTTGTAGATAAGATGTATTCCTTCAATCTTACCGATGGTGCCACTCCTTACCTAGGAACCCTAGCTCAAACTGTTGAGCATTGGCGGTTTGCAGACAATCTCAAACCCGATCTCACCAACCTAGGCTTCTTAGCAACGTGGCAGCTTGAAACCAAATCCCCTTTTCCAAATGAACCCTGTGATTACTTTCTAGAATATGCCCAATCAACCATGTCTACGTTCAATGAAGTATTGTTCTTCCAACATCTTGAATCATGTAATAAGCTTGAAGACTTATTGCATTTTCCACTCTGCATGGAGTTTGTGTCTCCCGAATTACCTACTGATTCCACACTACACGTTTCTGGTGAAACTGTGGTAGTTGGACCCCCTGCTCTTCCTCTAAAGTCGAAAGCACGTGCCAAGAAAAGCCGTGATAGAGCTCGTAAGTATCGTAATTTAACCAAACAATCTAAATCCCCCGCGGGGAAGACTGAGTAATTCAGTCCAAGCGCACAGTAGATGGGGCCAGTGTTGGGCCCCACCCAAATATTAAACACATTTCGCGCTATACAAATCTACTCCTTTCATTGCTATTTATTCTAGTACTATTTATAAAATGCCAAACAAAAGACAAAATGGAAATAACAAACCCAAAAGTAAAAAGGGTCAAATTAAACGAGCCGCCCGATCCGTTGGACGTTCTCTCGTCGCGTTCGCACAAGGTGATCATGAAGCTGCCCTCACTGGACTCACTGATCCCTATTCTCCCGAAGCCGCCCACGCCAGATACCCAGACGCCGGAGCCGGATCATCACTCACCCAAAAGTCGATGCTCAGCTTCGCTGCAACTACTGGAATTAATACTTCAGCTGGTGCTTGTGCCTTCGCGTTCGATGCAAACTTTAATTACCCATGTGTATTTTCTTCTACTTTCGTTCCTAGTACCTCTATAGCCACTTGGAATGCAACTAGGTACGGTGATAACGGAACCAATCTCCTCAACACCTACGGCCGTGAAGCCCGACCCATCTCCATGGGACTACGAATCGTCAATCTTCTTAGTGCAACAGCTTCCGCTGGATACATCATCATTGCCAAAGGCGGTGCTGCATCGTCCTCTGGAACTACAACTTTCTCCCCCGGAAACTTCTCACACTATGAAATGCATCCTATAGTCCATGGTGGAGAATGGTCTGTCACACTCAGACCTCGTGGCTCTAGTGCCTATGATTTCGTTACCAAAACCACCTATAATACCAATACAGCTAATAGTCTTGCCTCCTGGGAAACAATCTACATTGCCTTTGTAGGTACCGGCTTCACTGCCGCTACTGACGTCGCAATGTTTGAAAGCACCCACAACTTTGAATACATCCCAAACGAGGACTCCCCTGTCGCTGTGCTCGCCGAACCACAACCAGTTTTAAATATCCAAATGCAAACTGCTGTCAACGCCGTGCAAAGCGAATCACATCACGTACACGTTGGAGCCCGTACTGGACACCAATCCAAAATCAAAGCCGCTGCCAAGAAAGCCCTAGTCAAACACGTTTTACCCTTCGCTCTCAAGAAAGCGAAGCAAGCAATTCTTTAACCATTAGTCTAATAAAATTAAAAATCTAAAAACATTAAAAATAAACACGTTACTAAATCTTATTTATATAAAACAATATATGCCTAAAAACAATTTTTGAAAGAAACTGGTCATTTTCAAATGACTCCAACACCCT